GATATCTATAAAGACTTTTAAGTGTTAAGGAGGGGCTATTAGCTTTATATGGATAGTAAGATGTTGAAATATTACTTCCAAATAAATTTACATCATTGTATATTCCATCAGTAGCCTGAACTATTGCTCCAGTATCATCATCAACTTGAACTACATTGGCATAAATCGCTGCATTATTAGCTCCTCGTGTTGTCATATACCAGTCATTTACTTTATAATTCTGGTCATCTCCAACTCCTGAAGATGCAGATTTATGAGTAAAAGTTGAATTTTTCAATAAACTTGGCTCAAAATACATTGTTGTTGAAGATGATACTGTCTCTGTTACAGGAGCAGTATCAAAATAAAAAGTTTGGTCTGACATAGCCCTAACTTTAAAAGTACTTCCATGATTATTAGAATCTCCATGAGCGGTTGTATAGATAGTTACAGAATCCCCTACAAAAATATTGTCTTCTACTGTGCTAGTTCCTGAAATTACCATTGTTTTAGCATCAGCATCAAATACAACTTTTGTGGATTCTCCAGAAATAACATGCTTTAATCCACTAGAAACAGCTATTGCATTATTTCCTTTTAAATGATTTCCCGATATTCCTGACCATTTATCACCAAAAAAGTAACCTATATTAGTACTTGTCTGAGGACCTTTGTAATTATAACTTATACGATTAATAAAAATACGATAATTTGTAGATGTTGCATAAGACTTTCTCTTTGAGTTAAACACGCCTCTTTCTACAGTTACTGTTTCACCACTCAACTTCAATACCTTCATTATCTCATAATCATCAGGATTTTGAAAACTAGTGGTTGTTGAAAATTGTATATATTCTCCAATTTGCAACAAATTTTCTAAATCTGCAGTAGAACTTGCATTTCCTAAAGAAAATTCTGTGTCATTTACTCCAATTGCTGCATCTGCATAAAATGCTCCATAAGAGGGAGTTGTGCTATTTCCTAAATGAGTTTGACTAATAACAAGTCTTTCCATATGTGGAACCGCATATTTACATATAAGAGTTTCTTTATATCCTTTTGTACCTACAAATGAAATTGCAGCATTTGAATTCTCAAAAACAGTTATATCTTCAACACATTGTGTAGAACTAATCCTTGGAGAATTTAAATCATTTAAATCAGTTCCACTATAGCCAAAAGTACAAGGTAATATAGCTCTGCTATGCGTACCATCAACAGAGGTAATAAATCTATGAGTTTTAATGCCAGATAATATACCATCTTGAGAATTTGGATTAACGTTTAAAGAAAATGAAGCTGCATTTTCAGGTATATCTTTTTCGTCTACATTTAAAACAATACCAGTATTAAATATATTGATTTCTTTTTGCTGTTTAGGCATATGATACTATCCACCAATTTTCAGGAACTTCTATTATATATTCCCATCTAACAACTGACCCCATACTGTTGTCCTCCCATCTATTATTTGCACTATGTCTACTGTAAATCTACCGCCTTTATAATAATCTACTATAGCAAAAGCATGTGCCCATTTATGCATTCTTCCGCCAAGCCATTTGTTCTTTTCTGAACTCATATCTTTTAAACATCCTAAAGACCATGCAGACCTAGGACCATCCATAAATGTCACGCTATCTTGTTGCAGGGAATGATGATGTCCATATATTATATTGGCACCCAACTTCTTAAGATGATTCGCTGCGTGGTATTGTCCACCAAAATGGTGCCCATGGTAAAAATAGAGCTTTCCTATTTTAAGATACTCACCTGCGGGGTGAAACTTGTATCCTCTCTCTTTGAATTTACACACCTTTTCAAAGCGATAGTCTAAGTAAGGATGCTCCTCTACGAATCTATCTAACCACTCATCATGATTCCCTGCACACATATGCTTTTCTTTACAATTTACTTTGTCTAAACTTTCATCAATTTCATCAAGCAAATTATTTACCGCTTTAATATCTGCATCAACATTAGGCATAATGTACTCTAATGGTGGTTTTTTCTTACGTTTCCATTGCCAGTGTGATACACTACCAAATTCACCTAAATCGCCCAAATCAACGTAAATATCGGGCTTTACGAGCTCTATGGCCTGTTTGACCACATTTATAGCAGGCACATCATGTATAGGTGCGTGCTTATCTGGAGTGACTATAGCTCGCTTAAGCACTCCCTTTTTAGTTTTCTTCATATATCAAAAAACTCCTAGTTAAATTTAGACCGAGGGACATATCCCCAATCGCGAGGATTCGTCCATAATTCTTTAGCTTTTTGAAGATATTCTTCAGTTACCTCCTCTTTGAATCGTAGAACTGCATGGTCACATTTATCGCACTCCCAAAAGAGAATACCATTGTATGAACCAATTACTTCAACTCCTACTATCTTAGAGGAGGAACACTTAGGACATTTGCTAGGTCTGTCTGAACATATATTTTCGACTTCTATTTCGAGAGTTTCAACTAAACTTTCTCCATTATTGATTACATCTTCAAGCATAACCATTCTATCTACATCTAATATTAGCCCTATTTTAGCCATTATTTCTTAGTCTTAAACATATCAAAGATTGGTTTGATAATACCATCAAATATGATATCATCTTTCTTGCTAGGACTAAGTTTTACTACTTTTTCTAATACATAGAAACCAAGTAAAACGTATTCCCAATTAGCCATCATCCATTCACTCATTTGAGTTCTCCTTTTTTATATTAATCACTTATTCCTAACCACGCTAAAACAGATGCTACTGCAAATGTCACAGTAGTTCCAATACCCATAATCCAGGATATCTGTTTTTCGTTCTCTCTAACTCTTCCATTTATTTTAGACAAATGTTCATTTATAGAAGCGATATCTTCTTTAATGTGCTCTAAATCACCACCTATCCTAATTAAGTGAAGAGTTATATCTGTCTCGAAATCTTTATTACTCTTTGCCATTATGGTATTTGTTTTATTAGATTATTATTTAATCTTACTACTCCTTCTGGAGGGTCTGTCCCTTCAAAAGTAACTTTTAAATTAGCATAATTATTTTTAAAAGGAAGTATAGAAGTGCCTAAATCAACGCTTATAGCTCCTGTATCATTTCCTTTAAAAATACCGCCTAAGAAATTAGATTTACGCTTACCATAGTTTGTCATTTTAACTTTCATTTCCATAGTAAGTTCTTTAATCTTAATACTATTTTGCGGTGCTAATGTTATTAAAGGTACTGCTACCTTTTCTTCTCCTATTTTTATATCCATGCATTTAGGAGTACCATCTTCATTTAGAAATGGCTTAATAGATTCAATATGTTGATTATTTGCTAATGATTGGGCTTGAGCAACAGCGTCATTCAAGCCCTTTAGCAATTCATCTAA